ATCATCTTATGTATACTATATATCCTATCGTTAGGTTTGTCAAGCATTATTTTCAATTATAATGGGTTACAAAGGAGGTAATCATGGCACGTGGAGGCTATAGGCCCGGCGCAGGCCGGAAAAAGGGGCAAAAAGATGTGAAGCCCCGAAAAGGTTCAACTGCGGAAATTGAGGCCAAAAAAATTAAAGAAATGCTTGCCAACGACCTCAAGGTCAAGGCGCGATTTTACCAGGAATTTCTGATCCGGGTGAGCAAAGGGGACAAACTCTCCATCGCGGAAAAGAAGCTCATGGATAAGCTCGCGGTCGAACTCGCGGCGGGGACGGAAGGCAACAAATCAAAGGGAGAAGTAGAGGTCCTTGACCCGCTGGCCTACATGCTCAAAGTCATGAACGATCCGAACGAAGATAAAGAATTGCGAGCACGTATGGCGCAGGCGGCGGCTCCCTACATCCATCCCCGGAAAGGTGAAGGTCAGGGAAAGAAAGATGATAAGGCGGATAAAGCTAAGGCGGCAGGAGCTGGTAAGTTCGCACCCTCGAAACCTCCACTGAAGATGGTGAAATGATGGGAATTAAAACCAAAATATGTACGAAATGCGGAGAGGGGAAACCAGCAACACCTGAATATTTTCATGCTTATAAACGTTCTCCCGATGGGAGGCGTTCTGTTTGTAGAATTTGTCGAGCAAAAGATAATATCGAACATAGAGAAGAACGAACTGCCAAAAAGAGAGAGCATTATATCAAGAATAAGGATCGCTTATTGGCTATTACCCGTAAAAATTATGAAAAAAATGCAGAACAACGTAGGGAATATGCAAAAACTCAACACTATAAAAATCGGGAACGGAATATAAGGCGGATGAGTTTATATTTGGAAGAAAACAGAGATATATTGAATGAGAGAAGAAAACCATATTCAAGGAATAGATTTCATGAATTATACGGTCACGATCTTATCTTTACATTAAAACACAAGGTGGGGGCGTTGGTTCGGAGAACATTGCGGTTCAATAAAAAGAAAGACGGAAAAATGAAAGAAATTCTTGGATATACAGTAGATGAATTACGACATCATATTGAAGGTCAATTTTCCGAAGGAATGAATTGGGAAAAATTTTTAAAAGGCGAAATCCATTTAGATCATAAGATACCTATAATATTTTTTAAACCTAAAAGCGTTGACGATCCAGCGTTCAAGGAATGCTGGGCACTTTCTAATTTACAACCATTATGGGCTAAAGAAAATCTCTCAAAGGGATGTAAAATACTATGAATAATATGAAATGGAGCACTGCCTGTCCGGGATGGGAGAAAAAAGTACTCGCGGGGGAATCACTAATTCCTCCACCACTTTTCCCCTTAGAAGCCGAGGCGGGGCTTGCGGTTTTTCGGGAATTGAGACTTGTTGATGTTCTTAATAGGCCAACCTATGGGGAAATCGGGCGAAAATGGGTATTTGATTTTGCGAGTTCGCTATTTGGGTCATACGATGCGGAAACAGGGCGTCGTTTAATCACCGAATATTTTCTTCTTGTGAGTAAAAAAAATAGCAAGTCTTCGACCGCTGCCGCCTTGATGCTATCTTGTCTAATCCGCAATTGGCGGGATTCAGCGGAATTTCTAATTCTTTCTCCCACTATAGAGGTGGCATCGAATAGTTTCACACCTGCCCGCGATATGGTCCGTGCCGATGAGGAGCTTTCCGACCTGATGAACATACAGGAACACTACCGGCAAATCACGCATCGAACGACCGGCGCCGCCCTGAAGGTTGTAGCTGCGGACAATGAAACCGTGGGAGGAAAGAAGGCCACAGGCATACTGCTTGACGAGGCGTGGCTATTCGGTAAGCGGGCAAATGCTGAAAACATGCTCCGTGAGGCCTGTGGTGGTCTTGCATCGAGACCCGAAGGTTTTGTAATCTGGTTATCGACGCAATCTGACGAGGCCCCGGCTGGGGTATTCGCTCAGAAACTTGAATATGCAAGGGGGGTGAGAGACGGGAAGATAGACGATAATAAGTTCCTCCCGGTTATTTACGAATTTCCTAAACATATCCTTGATGCAAAAGAACACCTGAACCCCAAAATGTTTTATGTCACCAATCCTAACCTGGGGGCCTCGGTTGATGAGGAATTTATAGTCAGGGAATTCAAGAAGGCCGAGAATGACGGCATTGAATCCATGCAGGGCTTCCTTGCGAAGCATTTAAACGTCCAAATAGCTACATCCATGAGGGCACAACGATGGGCCGGGGCCGACTTTTGGGAGGAGGCGGCAGGGACTGTGACGCTCGATCTAATCTTGGAGCGGTGTGAGGTGATCGAGATAGGCATCGACGGCGGCGGGCTTGATGATCTTTTGGGACTCGCTGTCCTGGGCCGGGAAACTGAAAGCGGTAATTGGTTACACTGGACTCATGCATGGTGTAATCCTATTGCCCTTGAGCGCCGTAAATCAGAGACCCCCAAATATCACGACTTTGAGAAAGATGGGGATCTGACCATCGTCAAAGAAATCGGACAAGATATTAAAGAGGCTGGCGATATTGTCAGGCGCTGCGATGCTTCGGGCCTCCTCGATCGTATCGGTGTTGACCAGGTAGGAATAGGCGCGATAGTTGACGAGATTGAAACTGGTGACGAAAATGGTGAAGGAGCGATTGAGCATGACAGGATCGTAGGAATCCCCCAGGGATGGCGATTGAATGGAGCTATTAAAACGACTGAACGCAAAGTTGCAGAAAAAACCCTTATTCACGGCGGTCAACCGCTCTTGGCTTGGTGTGTCGGCAATGCCCGGGTCGAACCAAGGGGCAATGCAATCAGCATTACCAAGCAGGCCAGCGGGACCGGGAAAATTGACCCATTGATGGCAACATTCAACGCGGTCGCATTGATGGCAATGAACCCGGAGGCAAAAAATATTAAATCGGCCTATGAAAATCAGACAGCCGGAATATTAACCTTTTGAGGAGGGAAAATGAACAACAATAACAGCAATAAAAAAGAAGCACCGATTATAGCAATATGCCCGATCTGTAAAAAGAGGTTCCGGGATGCCGAGGGAGAGAAGTGTTTATTCTCTCAATATCTGATGCCGACTCCTCCGGGTACGCCGCAGCTTATGACTTATCCGATGATAACTTGCCCTACCTGCAGGATACAATTCTACCCGTTTGCCGTCCTTGATGAACTGAAAAAGAGATTACAAGGAGAAGGCTCAAGAATCATAAAAGCGCCGGCCAATGTGACGTTGGTGAAATGACCGCCATACAATTACAGCTTCGAGGCTGGAAAAGTATATGCAAGGTCCTCGACGTGAAAGATAAGCGGACGGCGAAGCGCATATTGAAGAAGATGAGGTTATTGGTGTATGATGAAAAGACACCTGTACTGAGTATAGAGGCATATCATCAAAAAGAGATGGAGGGATAATGAGCGTGAACAAAAGAATGTTTTTACCCATTGCATTGCAGGCCTCATCCGATGAGGCTATTAAAGACCGAGTTAAAGGTATGACCGAGGAGGAGAAGGATTTCATAGAAGAAGAGATGAGAAAGGCTTTTGAAATGGAACTGGACAAAGATTTTGAACAAGACATAAAGGGAACCGGAATGACTTCCCCAAGAGGTTTTTTATCATATAAAAAATGATGTATGCTTTTTGTACCCATTTTGCTATCATTTTGTACCCCTGATGTACCCCTGATGTACCCCTGACCCACTTTGCGTAGTTAAACAATCTCTGCAATACTCCCCATATGAACGTGTGTCCCAAAACATCAAGAGGTCTTTGTGTAGAGGGCTATTGAGAAAACTATTATTCAGGGTATGGGAGTTTGTAAAAAACACATTTGACAGGAGAGATATTTTCGTTTTCGGGGGCCTTATCCTTATGGGATACGGCCTCTATCTGTATTCTCCGTGGGTTTCCTTCTCTGTTGCGGGCGCGGTTTTACTCTGCATCGGCTTGTTTCTCGGTAAGAGGTCATAATGGGGATCATCAATAACCTTGAGCAACGTATGGCGGCCGGGATCGGTGGCATAGCCGACTCCTGGTATCAACCGGGAGGCTTTTTCTATGGGGGCGTAGGTCCTAAAACAAAATCAGGCTCGGCAGTTTCAGAATTCAACGCCATGCAGCTCGCCATTGTCTGGTGCTGCATCAAGATCCTTTCCGAGGATAGCGCAAGCCTTCCCCTTCATCTTTACAGGAGATTGCCCGGCGGAGGCAAGCAACGAGCGACAGAACATCCGCTGTATTCCTTCCTTCATGATTCCCCGAACCCTGAAATGACTGCTATGAGTTTCAGGGAAACGCTTAAATCACATATTCTCTCGTGGGGCAACGCATACGCTGAAAAGCAATACGGGCGGGGGTCATTGGGGCGCGACACGATCAAAGCCCTGTGGCCTATTACTCCCAACAGGGTAACGGTTAAGCGCAATAAGGGAGAGATCAAAAACCTTCCCGTGAACGCTATCTATTACCACATCAGTATGGCCGGAACGGGCCTGCAGGACGTTGATCTGCCGAGAGAGAAGATACTCCATATCCCCGGCCTGAGCTTTAACGGCCTTACCGGATATTCTCCGATTGGGGCGGCACGTGAGGCGATCGGTCAAGGGAAATCACTTGAAGAATTTGGAAGCGAATATTTTGGAAGTGGGATACATCCATCGATCGTCGTAACCCATGCAGGCACACTGAAAGATCCAAAGGCCCTGAGAGACGCGATAAACGACGTCTATGCCGGCATGGGAAAGCATCACAGGGCAATGCTCATCGAGGAGGCGTCAAAGGTTGAAAAACTCGGTGTTCCGAACGACGAGGCCCAGTTCTTGGAAACGAGGAAATACAACAATGTTGACATAGGCACCCGCATCTATCGCCTTTCGCCGCAGATGTACGGCGAATACGACAAGGCCAGCACCTACGCCAGCGCAGAGCAATTCAGTCTTGATTATGTCGTAAAAACCTTGCGTCCGTGGCTTGTAAGGCTTGAACAATCCTACAACATGAATCTGCTCACCGTCGAAGAACGCAAGGAATATTTCTTTGAACACCTTATCGATGGCCTTATGCGCGGGGATGCAGAGGCGCGGGGCGAATATTATACGAAATTATTTGCAGTCGGAGGGATAACTCCTAACGAAATTAACGAACTTGAGAACAGAAACCCCATAGGCCCCGAAGGGGATCAGCGTTTTGTCCCCTTGAACATGATTCCGCTCGATAAAGCGGGGCAGGTAGAGCCAAAACAGACAAAAAGCACAGAAAATAAGTCTTTATATCGCTCACGCATCGAAAACGCCTATCAGCGGCTATTCGTCGATGCGATAGGCCGGATCACCCGGCAGGAGGCACAGCGCGTCAACTGGATAAGGAAAAATCAGGGGAACAATGGGGCAATGAGCGAATTCTACCGGGATTTTCCTGATTTCATCAAAAAACAGGCATTTCCGGTATTT